TATTTGACAACCCCATGAAAATGATGTAATATTGTAACTATGAACGCTGATGAATTTGTAATAACTAGCATTCCACCACTTGATAATAGTTATGTTAGATATGTCTTATTTAAGGGAAGCAAATTAGATTTTAATAACAATAATGCAAATTTTATTGGAAATTCGAATTATTTTGGGAATATTTTTTATTATTTACAAGATAGAATAACAACGGATAACGTAATTGTATATTGTTTAATAAATAACACTCCTCGCTATGAGCCGTATCGGGAGCAATTTAAAAAATATCAATATGTAATAAAATTTTGTTTTAATATAAAAAAATTAGAATCTGTTCAATTTAAAGATGAAATAAGTAAAATAATTTCAAATTATGAAATATCCACCTAAACCTGCTGAATATATTATTAAATCAGCGAATAAACTAGCTACTCTTTGGGATGAACCAACAGAAGCCGAAACAGAATGGATAGGAATGCCTGAATATACTAGTAATAAATTAGAAGCCTATAAAACATTAGTAATTAGATTTAGAAATGAAGAAGATTATCAAGAATTTGCTAAAATTATAGAACAAACCTTGACTAAAGAAACAAAATCAATATGGTTTCCGAAATTGATTCCTTATGACCATAAATCAGATCAATATATAGACGAAAATGAAGCCTAAATACCCAATTTATATTCCATCTAAAGGCAGATATGATAGTTGTATTACTATGAGGGCATTAGATAAAATAAAGGTTTCTTATTACGTTATTGTCGAGTCTCAAGAAGTTGAAAAATATTCCAAGAATATAGATAGTAATAAATTATTAATTTTGCCAAAAAAATTTCAAGATGAATATAATACTTGTGATGATGTAAAAGGAATTAGTTTGGGATCAGGACCAGCTAGAAATTTTGCTTGGGAACATGCAATACAAAATGGTTTTGCTAGACATTGGATTATTGACGATAATATTTCTGCTTTCTATCGTCTTAATAATAATAATTATGGCTATTTGGCTACAGGGTCTGGTTTTGTCGCTATGGAAAATTTTACAGATAGATATACCAACATAGCATTATCTGGTCCTAATTATTCAAAATTTGTAAAATCTACTGATAAACTCCCACCATTTATAACCAACACTCGAATATATTCTTGTATATTAATAAATAATAATATTCATTTTAGATGGAGAGCAAGATATAATGAAGATACCGACCTTTCATTAAGAGTGCTTAAAAATAATTATTGCACAGTTCAATTTAATGCATTTCCTGTTGAAAAATTTACTACTATGAAAATAACAGGAGGAAATACAACAGAACTATATTTTGATGGGACTAAAGCCAAGAGCGAAATGATACAAAAGTTGCATCCAGATGTTGCTAGAGTTTCTTTCAAGTTTAATAGAGATCATCATCATGTCGATTATACTGGATTTAAACAAAAATTGGTTAGAGTTGCTAATTTTGATTTTAGTGGAATTAATAATTTTGGAATGAAATTAGTAAATTTGAAAAATATAGGTTCAGGTGAACCTGTTGGTCGTATTGTATGACTAAAGTTATTATTAGATATCTCGGGGTTGGTTTAATTTATTTTACTTTGGTTACTGATAGAGGTAGTAGAGCAGATTTTACTGCTACAGGTTTTTCTGATGGAATATTAGAATTACAAAGATTTAACCCAAAATCTCCAATACTGTTTACAATAAGATACCATAATTCATTTACACTAAGATTTTCTGCTACTTCTAAAGAATTAGAAAATAAATATATCATTCAAAACAAAGAAGATCGGTTAAACGAATTAAAATTATGATGATTATTGTTTCTGCTGAAAATTTTGAGGTCTCAAAATTTACAACTTTTAAGAGTACAGTAGGGCCAGCACATTTTATTAATCAAAATACTAAAATTGAAAAAGCTATTTCGTATGCCATATCATATGAAGTTGATCCTTGTCTAGATATAAAAATACAAATTTTTTCTCCCTTTCCCTCAAGAAAGATTAATTATTATGAATGGATAACCAATCCATTAAATTTAAAGGGAACGATTAAAACTAGATTAAGCAATACAGCAATGTCTATATCAGAAATAATTGATTACATGAATAAAATAAAATATCATGTCGAACAAATAGAAAATAACTCTACTAAATACTAGATATGACAACTGTTTCTCCTTCTCTTTCGAGCAATCAATTCTTTGCAGCTTCAGCCATTAATTTTACAATTAATTTTCTGAGAATGCCAGAACTTTCTTTTGTTGTTCAAGAAGCCAATTTTCCTGATGTGACTTCAAATCCTACCATTCAAAAAATGGGCGGAATTGATATTCATCGCCAATCAGACAAACTTCATTTTCAGCCGTTGACTGTAAAGTTTATTATTGATGAAGGATTTCGTGCCCATAAAGAATTATTCAATTGGCTGTCTGGTTCTTCTGGTGGTTGGGATAGATCACAAAAATCAGCACAGTTTATTGAGTCACAAGAAAATTATATTTTTCCTGATTATGATCAACGAAAGAATTATGCCAAGGCATCAATGACTACTGGTTCGTTAATTCTTGTTAATGCAAATAAGGTTCCAACAATAAAAGTAGTGTTTGTTGATTTAATGATAGTCGCTTTGGGTGGAATACATTTTGATATTAAGAAAAATCCCCTACAACCTATAACTGCTTCTGCGACTTTTACTTACGACTACTACGAAATTTTAGATATTAAAATCTAAAGTTGACATTATACCTGATTTGTGGTATAATCCTTAATTATGGATATGTTTGATTTTAATGCTTTTGATGATTCTGTAGACTGAAGATTTCCTAAATATAGTAATAAGCACTATGTCAGTGTTTATAATTTAGGATTAATTAAATAATATGGATATAGAATTAAAAAAATGTATAATGGAAGATTGTGCCAATAAAGTTAAAAGAATACGTAGTATATTTTGCTCGATTAGTTGTATGCAGCGTTATAGATCTATCTTAATTCAATCTAAAAAACCAAGTAAATTTTGCTTGTTTTGTAAAGCAGAAATTAAAAAAATTAGAGGATGGGATAGTAAAAAATATTGCAATCTAAGTTGTGCGTCTAGAGGATCTTATGTTCAGCCACCTCCGCGAAAATGTCTTAGTTGCCAAACAGAATTTCTTGTAGATTTTGAATATAGATCAAAGAAATTTTGTTCATTAAAATGCTCTCAAAATCAGCCTAGATTACATAATAAAAGTAAATATAAAGATGTAGTAAACGAATGGAAAAATGGTAAAATAACAGGCGGGACAAAATCTGGCAAAATAAGTAAATTCATTAGACGCTATATATTTGAAAAATATTCTAATGCTTGTGCTGAATGTGGGTGGAATAAAATAAATTTAATATTAAATAAATCGCCATTACAAATAGATCATATTGATGGCAATTTTCAAAATAATAGTGAAGAAAATTTAATATTATTGTGCCCAAATTGCCATGCGTTAACACCAACATTTGGGGCGCTAAACCGTGGAAAAGGTAGATTGTCAATGAAAAAAATAAATAATTATGTGGTAGAAGAAGAACAAACGGAAATTAACCAATGAAATTGGATGACTTACATAAGTTATGGGAGAAAGAACAAACATTAGATCTTTCTCAACCAGACCAAATAATTCGCGACACCCCATTGGCTCATGCAAGATGGTGGCACTATTATACAGACGAACGACAGCGTTATAATGCTATTAAACAAGAACACGACAAACTAAAACTATTAAAATTGTCTTGGTATAACGGAAGAATGGACGAAGCTGAACGTATTGCCTTAAAGTGGGAACAACAACCGTTAAAATTACTTAAAACTGAAATTGAGGATTATTTAAATGCTGATCCTGAATTAACTGTTTTGGTTGATAAATTAGAATTACAACAACTTAAACTAAAATTCTTAGAAGACTGCATAAAGGCGTTGAATAATAGAAATTTTGCTGTGAAAAATTATTTGGAGTGGCTGCGCTTTTCAAATGGTAGTTAGGTACTACTAAAATAATTCAACTAAAGAAATAAATTAAAGAGGATTATAGTTTGTATAGAAAATTTGACTTAACTGATATTGTATTGGTTCCTGCTGTTCTTAGTGATATTAAAAGTAGAAGTGAAGTAAATCCATATTATAAAAAGCTGCCATTAATTGCGGCTCCTATGGATACTGTAATATCTATTGATACAAACTTATCCAATGGTACTCGTCCAAAATTCTCTTCTAAAATAGATGTTTGCCTTCCTAGAACGGCTAAAAATTTATTTAAATTATGGTTTTACAATAATGACTTTGTGTCAATATCATTAACCGAATTTGAAGATTTAATTCTATATTATGAAACCTATCGTATAATTCCATCAATGAAAATATTGGTAGATGTTGCGAATGGTCACATGAGAAAACTATTTGATTTGACCCAAAAATTTCTAGAAATTCGTAACCCCAATCATGAATTAATGGTTGGCAATATTGCCAATCCTGAAACATATAGAGAGTATGCAAAATTAGGTGTTGATTATATTCGTGTTTCAATCGGTTCAGGAAATGCTTGTCTGACTTCTGCCAACATTGGGGTTCATTATCCAATGGGTTCATTAATTGCTGAATGTCATACTATTAAAAGAGACAATAATTACAAGACTAATATTGTTGCTGATGGTGGATTTAGAAATTACGATGAAATAATCAAAGCCCTTGCCGTCGGTGCTGATTATGTTATGATAGGATCAATTTTAAATAAAACTTTAGAGTCTTGTTCACAGACTAAATTGTTTAAGACTATTCCTCTATCTCCAAAAATGAGCCAATTAGTTTGGAAGAAAGTTCCATTTCTTAGAAAGCATTTTTATAAATTGTATCGAGGAATGAGTACGAAGCAGGTTCAAGAATCTTGGGGAAAGAAAAATCTTACCACTGCCGAAGGAATAAGCTTCTATAATAAAGTAGAATATACCTTTGATTCATGGGTAGAGAATTTTACCGCATATCTTACTTCCTCAATGTCATATTGTGGTGCAAAAACGTTAGACGAATTTAAAAATACTGAATATGTTTTCATAACTCAAAATGCATTAGCTAGGTACAAAAAATGAAAATTGTTTTAATATCAGATACTCATAATAAACATGATTTCATAGATGTTCCAGAAGGTGATGTTCTGATACATTCTGGTGATGCTACTATGGGCGGTCGCATGGAAGAAATATTAAACTTTGGAAGATGGTTTGCTAGACAGCCTCATGCATTAAAAATATTTGTGGCAGGAAACCATGATTTGATGTTTGAAAAAAATCTCGATTCTGCTAAATTTTTACTTCCATCTTCTATTACATATCTGCAAGATTCTAAAGTAGTATTTAATGGAGTAAAATTTTACGGCTCTCCTTGGCAACCACGGTTCTTTGATTGGGCATTCAATGTGGATCGAGGACCAGAAATAGCCAAGAAGTGGGCATTGATACCAGAAGATACCAATGTTTTAATAACTCATGGTCCTCCATTCGGAATTGGTGATTTAGTTCCAGACTATAATGATAAAACCAAAACGCTTAATGTTGGGGATGAAGAATTACTCAAACGGGTAAATCAGTTACAGCAACTAAAACTGCACACATTTGGTCATATACATGAGGGTGCTGGTATTCATGGAAAGTTTGTTAATGCGAGTAGTTTAAATGGTAAATATCAATATGTGAATAAGCCTATAGAGATTGAAATCTAAATGAAAGACATTGTATTAGCCCCAAATAATGAATCGCATATTTTCGTTTTTGCTGATTCTGATGTTGAAAAGGAAATAAAAGAATACTTTTCATTTGAAATTCCCGGCGCTAAATTCATGAAACAAACATGGAGAAAGCATTGGAATGGAAAAATCTCTGTATTCAATTTAGTCACCAAGACTTTTCCAAAAGGGTTATTACCAAGAATAATTTCTTGGGCAGAAAATCACAACTACCGTATAAAAAACAAAATACCAACCACAGATTCATTATGGACTGAATCAAAAACATATGAGTTATTGGAAAAATATCCAGTGGTTGATTCAATAGATATAAGAGATTATCAAATTAGAGCTATTGAATGGGCACTACAAAAACAACGATGTGTTCTAATAAGTCCTACGGCTTCTGGCAAAAGCTTAGTTCTTTATTACATTGTTAGGGCGAGAATGGAATTGGGGCCAGTATTATTAATTGTTCCTAATGTTTCTCTAGTGGCTCAAATGAAGAGTGACTGGAAAGATTATGGCTGGACTGATGTTGATGATTATGTTCACCAAATAACCGCTGGTGTGGATAAGAATTCTAAAAAACCTGTTGTAATTTCAACGTGGCAGAGTCTTACTAAACAAGATCCGAAATGGTTTAAGAAATACAATTCATTAATAATCGACGAATGTCATCTTGTTACTGGCAAATCCCTTCAAACTATAGCCGAAAAAATGGTTGATTGTTCGTTTAGAATTGGTGTTACAGGAACACTTGACGATGCCAAAGCACATAGATTAGTAGTTGAGGGTGCGCTAGGCAAAGGATTCAAAGCAGCTAAAACGGTTGATTTACAAGCCAAAGGCTATCTAAGTCCTATCCTTATTCAAGGGCATTATCTCAATTATTCAGACCATGACAAATTCCTATTCCATCAAGGGGATACGTCTTATCAAAATGAATTAGATTGGATAGTGAATCATCCAAAACGAATGGATTGGTTGATTGATTTTGTTGGTAAATTAGAAGGAAATACATTATTACTTTTTAATTTTATAGAAAAGCATGGTCAAATAATCCACGAAAAACTCAAAGATAAATATGGAAAAATCAGACCAGTTCATTATGTAGTCGGAGCAGTTGACGGGTCTGATCGAGAAGATATTCGTAAAATTGTGGATTCTGATGAAATTGTAATTTTAGAATTTCTAGAAAAAACTATAAAATGTACACTTTCAACAAACGTTTTATTGGCTAATGGAACCACAAAATTAGCAGCAGATTTAACAGTTGACGACGATATTGATGATATTTGGATAAAAAATAAATATTAACTCCTGTAGATATACATTTGTATAAATAGTACAGGAGTTAATATGACTAAAGAACAATTAAAACAATATTTTATCGAAAAATTAGGTATTCCTATTTCTGAAGAGAATTTGGAAGAATATCTAAGAATTTGCTTACTTAATAAAAAAGCTGATTTAACCCAACAAGGAGAACAATATACAGAAGAACATCACATTTTACCAAGAAGTATGTTTCCTGAATATGTTGGCGAACCTTGGAATAAAGTGATTGTTTTATATAAAACTCATTGTTTATTGCATGAAATATTATGGTGTGCATATCCATTGATTGCAGAATTTTGGTCTCCTCTAAGATTTATGAAAAGTGAATTAGAAGCGACTAGAAAGAAAATGGCTGAAGCCATGAGTCATATATCTAAAAAAATTTGGGAAGATCGAAAAAATAATCCTGAAGAGTATAGACTTTGGTGTGAAAACAGAAGTAATTATATGAAAAAAGCTATGGTTAAAGGAACTAAATCATATGATTTAATGATTAAAACTGTTACTGATGCTGCACAAGATCCAAAATATAAAGAAACTAAGTCTTCATTAATGAGGGATTTGTGGGAAACACCAGAACATAGAGAAAAGGTATTATTGGGGCAAAAATTATGGAAAGAAAAGCCTGAAAATAAGATATTAATGTTGGAAACAAATAGAAAATTATGGGCCAATACAGAATTTAGAAGTAAACAAAAAAATGCTATGAAAGACGTAAATAATAGACCAGAAAAAAGATTGAAAAATAAAGAAACCGCTCTAAATAACTGGAAAAATCCAGAATTTTCTAAAAAAATGTTAGACGGTCTAGCTGTTAGGAGATTAACTAGAAAAAGTTCTAGCAATGCAATGAAACTTCTTTGGTCAGATCCAATTAAGAAAGCTGAAATGTTGGCGAAACGGGCGGAAACTAAACGCAAAAATAAAGGAACTTCTAATGAAACCAATTAAAATAACAAGGGAGAAACAAAAAGACGCAGCTATTATAGCTGCGTCTTATTGACGGAACATTTTCAACTGGCGTAAATGTTAAGAAATTACATCATATCGTATTAACATCGCCCACAAAAAGTAGATATCGAATTTTACAAAGCATTGGTCGTGGTCTAAGATTGCACGAATCAAAATCAAAACTTTACATACATGATATCGTTGATTGCTTAGACTATAAAGAAAAAATTAATTATGCATTAAAACACTGGAAACAAAGAAATAAGTTTTATACTGAAGAATCGTTTCCTGTTGAGGAATATACAAACACATTGGAAAGTAAGAATTAAATTATGGCGAAAGCAAAAACAAATAACTATATTGACAACAAGAAGTTTTTTGAAGCATTAATGGAATATAAACTTGCTAAAGAAGTAGCTCCACCTGAAGATCAACCACAAATACCAGAGTACATCGGTGAGTGCCTTTTAGCCATAGCTAGAAAGTTTTCAAATCTAGGATCATTTAAATCGTATAGTTACCGTGAAGAATTAATTTCAGATGCTGTTGAAAATTGTTTATTGTATTTACATAATTTCAATCCAGAGAAATCGACAAATCCATTTGCATATTTTACACAGATAACTAAGTGGGCATTCTTTCGACGAATCGCTAAGGAAAAAAAACAGACATATATTAAGCTAAAAGTAGCCATTAATCAATCCTTATTAGGAGAAGATTATGATATTATTTCAGGCGAAGATAATGATTTAAAAAATCCTAATTGGATGACCTATGAAAATGTTGATAATCTGATACGAGATTTTGAAGAGAAAATTGAAAAGAAAAATAACAAGTATCGAGAATACAAACAGAAAAGAATTGCATTAGATGAAGAACACAATCTCGAAGACGATGATATCTTATTCTCAGAAGAAGTTCCAACTCTTTTTGATTCATTTGAAGAAGAAGTAGATGTTGACGAGGATGATGAACCTAAACGCAAAAGAAATGATGAAGACGAAGAATTAGAATATGAAAATTCAGAATCATTAATGTTAAATGGAGACGATGAATAATGGGTAGAATTCCTGTTATAACTGACAGCCACGCAGGAGCCAAATCAGACAGTATCATCATATATAATTTGCAACGTAAATTTTACGAAACAGTATTCTGGCCTGCAATTGACGCTGAAGGTGGGGTAAAAGAATTAATTCATTGTGGCGACTTATTAGAGAAACGTAGACATATTAATTTTACTACTCTTCAATTTGCCAAAGAAACATTCTTCGAACCAGCTAAAAAGCGAGGTATCAAGGTCCATTGGATTATCGGTAATCATGATTCAACAATGGCAAATACTTTAGAATTAAATGGATATGAAGCATTTAAAGAATATGATAATGTGATACCATACACAACTGCTACAGAGGTTACTATCGAAAATCAAAAGGTATTGTTTATGCCTTGGATTTGTGATGCAAATTTTAGAGATAGTTTTCAAAAATTAGTAGACTTTGAAGGTAGTATGTTAGCTGGTCATCTTGAATTATATGGTTTTGAAATGCATAAGGGTATGCCAATGCAGCACGGCTACATTACAGATCCATTTAAACATGTTCCATTAGTATTATCTGGTCACTATCATCATAAATCTACAAATGGAAATATCAATTATCTTGGTTCACCATTCGAATTAACATGGAGTGATTATGACGATAAACGAGGATTTCATTGGTGGGATCCCCAAAAAAATACGATTGAATTGGTAGAAAATCCTCATAATTTGTTTTATTGTTTTACCTATGACGACAAAGGAAAAGATTCTTCATACGTAAAAACATTTCTTGATGCTATTAAGAAAAACGATTTAGAACAAAAGATTATCAAAATTATTGTCAAAACAAAAACTAATCCAGTATGGTACGAAGCTTTTTCTGATGCTATGCTAAAATTGGGTGCCTTTGATGTAATGTTTATTGATGATACCGCTTGGAACACAACAGTAGATGAATCAAGTATTGTTGATGGTGAAAAAAGTTTAGATTCTTTAACTATGATAAAATGGTATGTTAAGAACACCCCATTTGCAAATGATGAACTTAAACAATCGGTGCATGATTTAATGGAAGAATTATATCATGAAGCATGTGACTCTACAAAAGCAGGAATAAGACAATAATGTTGAAACTTAATACTGTACGATATAAAAATTTTTGTTCCACGGGAAACAATTTCACAACGATTGATCTTAGTTCTAATCCTACAACTTTATTGAGAGGCAGAAACGGCGGCGGGAAAAGCACCGTATTAGATGCTGTGTGTTTTGGATTATATGGAGTTCCATTAAGAAATATTCCAAAACCACTACTTTTAAATTCTACCAATAAAAAAGGACTTCTTGTTGAAATTGAATTTGAAACCCAAAATAACAAATATTTGATTCGTCGTGGGTTAAAACCAACAGTATTTGAAATTTATTGTAATGGAACCCCTGTTCCCGCATTACCGTCTGTTATTGAAATGCAAGATTATGTTGAGAAATATATTCTCAAATGTAATTATAAAGCCTTTACACAAGTAGTAATCTTGGGTGCTACGTCGTATGTTCCCTTCATGCAACTCACCCCACAGGCTCGCAGAGAGGTTATAGAGGACATTTTAGACATCGAAGTGTTCTCAACAATGTTCAGTATTCTCAAAGAAAAGCTGTCAACAACCAAAGATGAATTGTTAAAAGCACAATCTGTTCATACAGTTAATCAATCACAACATGATTTAGCAAATAGCTATAATGATCAGTGGCAAAAGGAAGAAGATGCTAGGATTCAGCAATTACAAACAGATTATGATAACTTAGAAAATGACTTAACTACTATTTCAAGTAATCTATTAGCCATTGAAACTGAAATTCAAAAATATAGTAACCTGACTACAGAAATTGAAACGGAAATAAAAACTCGAAATGAGTTAAATGATAGTTTAACAAAATTGTCAACTAAACACGAACAGTTAAAATCTAGCTATGAGTTTTTTGATCACAATTCACAATGCCCCACCTGCGAGCAAGAAATAGCAGCTAAACTCAAGACTGATAAATTGACTCATTTTGATAATAGTCTTAAAGAATTAGAATCCAAAATATTAGAAATTAAAAATTCTATTATTACACAAGATAATAAAATTTCAAAATTGCAAAAGAAAAAGACAATTTATGATTCTATCCTGAACGACAAAAAAATATTTCAGGCCCAAGAAACTAGTATCAAAGGTCAGCAGGCTAAATTAAAGGCTAAGCTATCCAAAAAGAATACGCCACCGCAAACTACCCAACTTGGAGATTTGGTAGCATCGAAGAAGGAAGTTGACAGATTACTTAATCAAAAGCATGTACTTGAACAGGGGTATGTCTTACTTAAAGACAACGGAATCAAAACTCGTATTATCAAACAATATTTGCCGATAATCAATAAAACTATCAACAAGTATTTAACCGCACTGGAATTTCCAATTCATTTTATTCTCGATGAGCAATTCAAAGAGACAATGAAGAGTAAGGGTAGAGACGAATTTATCTATAATAATTTCTCTGAGGGGGAACGAAAACGAATTGATTTGGCTATTATTCTTGCGTGGAGAGATTTAGCTAAACTAAAAAATTCAGTAGCTTGTAATCTATTGATATTCGATGAAATTTTTGATTCATCATTAGACACAGATGGTATGGATAATTTTATGTTGTTATTACAAAAAATATCCAAAGATACCAACGTCTTTATTATTACACATAAGGATGGGTTAGGAGATAAATTTCCGAATACGTTGGTTGTAACAAAGAAAAAAGGTTTCTCGTCGGTTTCGAAAGCATAAATAATAATACATCTTAAGGAGATATTTTCAAATGAATAAAACAATAAAATTATGTGCTGTGTTGATTAGTATGGCAATGCTTACCGCATGTGCTTCTGTTGGAGTGCGCACGGTGGGCAATAGACCCATCACGATCATTGTGGGCAATCCTCAACCTTCCCCGACCCCTGTAGTTGTTGCTTCTCCGAAAGAGGTAAAATAATATGAGAAAACTAACTCATTTCCTAGCCGTTGGTGTTCTTTCAATTGGAACCCTAGCTTGCTTTAATTTCTTCTCGCCCTCATGCGTTGGAGAGGGTTGTGGAGCTACTGCTACTCAGGTCAAGGGGGCTACAACTCCTAGTCCTACTGCGACCCCTACAGCGACTCCTGTACCAGCAGGAACCCTTAATTGCCGTATTGACTTCATGGTATTTGATAGTGGACCTACTGAATTATCGGTCAACCAAGAAGGAGAATTTTCATTAACTCCTTGGCAAAAGGATGATTCTACTGGAGCATTAGTAAAGGTAGCTGATAGTTGTAATATTCCTAGAGCAGAGTTTGTTGTATGGTCTTCAAATTCACCCGTTGGAATTGTCACTAAACTTCCGGGGGGGTTTGCTGCTAAAGCCAAGAGAGTTGGAATTGGCGCGTTTACTGTTACTGCCAGTTTAGAAGGACGTACAGTTTCTAGAGTAGTTAATTAAATTTAATTCCTATAAACAAAATGGCCACCGTTAAGGTGGCCATTTTTATTGCCTATAATTTTTCACAATTTGGGCAACGCCAATAATCCCAACCATGATGAACCCAACCATTATTTTTTGCAGATTTATAAAATTCTTTTTTATTGGTAACTTCAAGAAATCCTATTTCTGGAAATCTAGATTTACAATCTTCTGTTACATTTAAATAATTTTTTGAATTGTGATCACATCTAATATACATTAAATATTTTACTACAGAACTTTCTTGACTCATTTTAATTAACCTTTTTTTCTTCAGGTATCTCGATAACCTTTACACATCTTTCAGGGCCGTGTCGTCCGTCTCTCATTATTACCCCACCAGATGTTTGGCATATTTGTTCTTTGTTCTTTTGAATAAGCTCATCTTTGGCAGCAGCACCAGAAGCATAATAAAACAAACCAACAACTATACAAATAACTAAAATTATTCCAGTAAAAACCGCCTCACTTTCGCAGTGCGAACAATTAGTATCATGACAGTGGCGCATTTGATCTTTCCTTTAATTGTTTAATCAATTTTTGTGCTTCCAATTTAGTTTTTTTATCAATTTGTATTTCTTCATAGTCCATTCTATCATCAGACCATGATGGCTCGCAAGAGGCAAATTCTTCTAAAAAGTTTAAGAGTTTTGTTTTTTGTTCTTTAAGAACATCTATTTCTGCTAGTGTATTGTTTAATTTATCAATAACTTTACCAGTTTCTTCTGTTTGTTTATACATCGCAATACTCCAACTTTAATACATAAGTCCATAATTAAAACAACTTGATATCGTTGTCCTTTCGAGTCTTTACAACATCTTCAGTTCTATCAGAAGTGATAGGCTTATAGACCAAAAGAGGTCTGCCACCGACAAATAGACTACCAGGAAAGGTCTTGACTAAGACGTTCTGTTCTCTAGCAATATCAATAGCAATCTTCTGTTCCATAGTAAAGGTAGCTCGATTGGATTCAATAACAGAAACTAAACGATTGTAGAGAGAAGTATCAAAAGTTGGATTGCTCTCAGTGACGAATTTTAACAGTTCCCCTTGATTGTAGCGACCAGTAATAAGCTTAGGATAGATTTCAGCAAAGGCTTCTTTGTACTGATTGGAAACCTGTGCTACTTGTTGGATTGTCTTCCAAGTGTTGTCAAAGACTGCGGCTACATTCTTTTCTTGTGCTTCAAATCGAGAGACTAATTGGATTTCTTGATTTGAAATACTAACATAAGTAAGACCGAACCCAAGAATTAAAACCAATAGAACGGCAGACACAACAAGAGCAATATTTTTCATTATCTTCTCCAATATTTGTTAATTTTTTTGTTCAGAGAGTTGTTCTCTCAGCAAGTACACTGTACCACACAATACACCAATTATCAATAGAAATTGCAAAATCAGAACAGCGGTCAAGGTAGGCGGATCAATATATTTATATCTTTCCAAGTTATTAAATCTCCAAGACTTTGTTTGCTTCTCTAAAAAGGTAGCTAAAATTCGAGTGTCTAGTGAATCCATTGACATAATAAATCCTCGTACTTCAGATTTCATCATTTCATTTTCAGTCCAAGAAAACACATCTACCCATTCTGGTTTATTATTATTTCCTAGATTTACACCAATAACAAAATCTCCAGCTTTTCCACCTTTCCATTTAATTTTTTGGTCTTGAAAAATATTTGGGGTTTGATTTCGATAGACAAGAAGATGGAATCTCAAATTTCTAATTCCTGATTTAGCATTTAAAATTTCAAATGATCTTTGATCACCCCAACCTTGCACGGTTCTGACGTTATCATATTGGTAAACAGGAGATTTAATTTCCAAATCTCTAATAGTGTATTTTGCTAAATTTTCGATAGAGTGATCTAAACTACACATTTCGAACTTATCCCAAACTTCAGAAGGCCACTTTGTAACGTACTTATTTCCATTTATAGAATGAAAATTACGATTCAAATTCACAAATGTTTTATTACCCCAACGAGTAGTTAATTCATTAAATTTACTCTGATCAATATCTAAACTTGTTCCAGAACAAACAGAATCCCAACGAGCAGGATGATAATCAACATCATAAAAATGCCGGTTTCCAACATACACTTGGAGGCAACTTCTAGACTTACCACTACCAGAACATGATTCCCTATAAACTGGATGACGGCAAGGAACCTTTTCATCCCAAGGCTCATAATAACTAGCAGTAGTTATCGGATGATGAGTAATATAATAATCAGAAGTTTGGTAAGCGTAAGAAAAATACTTTAGTCCACCATAAACAATTATTAGACCAATACAAATTGCAGGAATGATATCTACCCGATCCGTTTTGCCAAATGTATTAAAATAGAAAAATATTCCTAAGCCAATAGCGATGGTAACGATCAGTAAAATTATCATAATTATGTCCTTTTATTCCAATATTCAATTGCCGTAGACGGAAAGATACACCATACCGTTTCTGGTTGAACATTGCAATCAAAATTTGAACAAAAACCCTTAAATTCTAAGTGCTTTGAACTATCTGTTGGATAGCCTTCATATAATTTTCCTTCTGCATTACAAAACGGACAAGGTTTTATCATTCCTTTTCCTTTGCTGGTTTTCGGATTGCGTATATTCCAGCCCTATGTAAATCAATCATCATGACATCAGCAGCAGTATGATTTAGGCTATGAACAATAACAGATTCACAGCAATTTGGATGTTTAATGATATGTCTAGCCACTTCCAATCCAGTCCAATAACCTCTAGGAACATCATATCGTATTTTTAAATCATGATCTAAGGAAACAATTTCATAATGCTGTTTCATTAATGCGTCTATTGCTTCACCAGCAGTATACACAGAATGTACTTCATAATTTTTACCATACATTTCTATTGCATCGTCATGACGATATTGTTCGTCATCTAAAAATAATAGTTTAGTCATTACTTATTCATCTGAATTAAATTGTTAATAGCAGGGCCAGCACCGGCCATTGTAGTAAGAACAGAAACTACTCTAGCCGCATTATCTCTACCGTCATTTTGAAGTCGTTTGATAATCAAGCAAGAAGCTACACCAACACCTAATTTCAATGCAGCAAATAATGGTAATGATTTTACCAATGGTTTCATAACAGGATTGACTTCTATAAAACCTTTTTGTAATGCAATTGCAGTAGTAGCAATATCCGCAGCTTGCCCAACGATTGGAGCATATGGAACTACAATCTTATCAATTGCGTCGTGATGGTCAAGCTGAAATACCTGTGCAGCAGTATCGGCTCTTTTAGCAATTACTCTATCTATTGAATCTCTAATCATTTATGGCAACCTCTTATGAAAATATTTTAAATTAGAATTATCTACCCAACCATTTCTATAACCAATATTATAGATTTTAATATTGCAATAAGTCAATAGAAAAACACCTGATAGTTTAGTAAATATGGACAACCAAAGAAGTAACATTTCTGCCAGTGCGAACAGAATCAATCTTCATACCGAAATACTTGCGAGCTTCATGGACAGCAGCCGCATAGTTGTTGGCAGGAAGACCAGCAGCACTAAGAGCCTGAATGGTTTCCTGATTGGTCAGATCAATACGATTGCCATTGGTAACGGCGTAGGAGTAAAGAGCCTTAGCACCAGAAAACTTGCGGCGAAGTGGCCGACCAGTTGGAGAGTTTTCAAACTGGGGAAGAACCTTGAGCGTTTCAACAGAATTAGTAGTATCAGTCATAATATATTTCCTCTTGTTAAGAAGTGTTGGAGTCATTTCCAACATTTATGATTGTACTTTAGAATTGAGGAATTGTCAAGAAGATTTTGAAAGTATTATTTTTGATAGTTTTAAAATCGTTTCATTTAATTGATCAATTTTTCTATTTAACTTTTTAATCTCTTTGTCCTTTGCACATTCAGTGCAAAGACTCTTAAAACGGCCATGTTCACAATCTGGACCTTCAGAAGCGTTAGGACAACCAACCGCATGAGTAAACATGGGAAGATCAAGATCACGGCAAGCGTAAATACATTCTTTATGTGTCATAATATCTTTGGAAAAGTTCCCTCGCAGCGACTCGAACGCCGATTCAAAGATCCAAAATCTTTTGGCCTACCATTGGCCGACAAGGGAATGATGGTGTTCATTATACCATATTTAGATCACTTTGTAAAGAGTATTTATCTCTTATTCTTTTAAATCTATTAAGAGTATTACCGCCACGTTTATAACCAAGAGATATTATAGAAGCTAAAATTTCAAAATTATTATTTTGAAGAGCTATTAGAATATCATTATCAGATAATTTTTTTCTAAACCCTCTATTGGTTAATGGTACTGTTTTTCTAATTTCTTCACGAATTTTCTTTGTTGAATTAATTGTAAATTGTACAATTTCCTTTTCTTTTTTAATTTTTTGTATTCTAGATCCTTTACAATCATTACAATATTTACTATTTTTATTTAAAATAAAATTTGTGCATGTTTCGCGGAAACATTTTTTTGGTTTAATTACTCTTCCTAAATTCCAACCATTAGATAAATATGAATTTTTTTCAGAATCAGATATTACTTTTGAAACAGAACCGTTTGTAATCCAGAATTTTCCATATTGTGGATTTTTATTACCAATAGTTGCGTCTTTTCTGTATACGGAATATTTTCTTTTTAACCAACCATATAATTTACGTTTTTTCCTACCACTAATAGGTTGTGTCATTTTTAATACAGCAACAATTAAAGATTTTTGGTTAGGATAAATTTTTACCAATAACACATGTATTAGGAAATGTTCTTCTGGCGTCAATATAGCAATATTATCATTTTCATCGCTACCGCCCATTGAACGAGGAATAATATGATGTTTTTCAACATAACCATCTATAATTCTGGTTTTTGCTCTTAATATAATACTATCATGTATTTTTTTATAATTCATTTAGAAATACCTTCCTTGGTATTTCTATTTAGTATTTTGGGAACGTTAACCAACTAGTAAAATGGTCGGGAATATCAGTTTTGCCCTGATATCTTCGCGGCCCCAAACCGCGAGCTTTACTTTAAGCTAATTCCCGATGTTACGACTGCACTATTATTATATAGGATTATTCAATCCACTTCTTAAGTAATTCTACTGAAGATTTTAATTTACGATTTCTGTTCTTCAGTCTCTTTAATTTATTTGACAAATCAACAATTGTCTTTTGAACATTTGTTTTCAGTTTTTTATCCATCTTAAACTTTTTCAAATTTATGATAATAATCTTGTTCTCTAGTCGCAAAATAATTAGTTTCGGTACAGTAATACGGATGCTTCACTTCCCAAAGATGTGTCATAATTTTAATTCTTCATAAAGTATTAATTATAGCCACTATCATATTGTATAGTGACTGCTTATCATAATGATTGACTTCAATATGAAATCCAGAACCAGTTAATAACAATTCAAAATTAAGATCAAAACAAGTTTTATTTAATCTTGATAATTGAATATTTTTCAATTTACACATTTGACGCACGTTATTTAACGTATATTTCATTAGATTATGTGGTCCCAAACGGCGTGCTTCCAAATACCGTTATTGGTTTTGCCCATATGACTAATAACTAATTTCTTACCAATAAAGGCCAATGGATTCTTTTCCACTTCAGCAAGAATTTCATTATTTAAAACCTTTACTGTAGTAGTAAGATCGGTTCCATCTTTCAAACAAGCAATAGAATGAGGTCCATTTAATCCTTCTTCGAAACCAGTGATAGTTAAAATAGCAGAATCATTTCTCTTAATCTTAATCCATTTAGTAGAACGAACCCCAAATTTATAAGTTGAATTGATATCTTTAATAATAACACCTTCACCGCCACGCTTCCAAATTCCCTGAATGGCTTCAACAGAAATTGGCATGTTTGGAAGTAAATTAACTCCCTTGTTCTCGTCAATATTGGAGATAAAGAAAATCTCTTCCAATAACTCACGACGTTCTTTATAAGTACGATTTATTACTAAATTTCCAGTTGATTCGATAATATCAAAGATGCCGAATTCTAATTCGTCTTGCCGTTCCAAATCAACGACATCAGTAGAAGTTCCTTCAGGAACATACAATTCGCCGTCATAAAGACCATCAGGAAAGACCTTAAACGCTTCGACAAGATGTCTCGGCAACGTTCTCTTGTTGGCTTCCTTGTTGGCCCTAGGACGTGCTGTAGCAGTCACAGAACCCTTCTTGACTTCAACCAAGAGCCGATGACCGTCCAGCTTCTCTTCCATAATAAATATATTGTTTAGAAATGGCTTGACCTTTTCTTCTAAGGTCGCAGAAGAAACCTGTGCCGAAGCAAGCATTGGACTAGGAATATTTGATTCAGCAGTATCAGATTTTGCTATATTTTTAATGGCAGACTCTAACATAGTTCCTAATACAGCGTCATTAAGACCCAAAGAATTCATATTAATCGTATTAATATTATTTGCTTCTTCTAAGTCTTTGGTGTGTCTGCAAGAGCGAGGTTTATTTCCTCGTTGATATGTCCACCCTCGGCAATTACAACTGCTTTGATTTGTGTCCAAATCTAAAATAGTTTCATAAACAACATTGGGATTGGACGAAGAAGGGTATGTTTGTTTAATTAGTCTGTTCATATTT